GAAAGAGCATTTAGACCAGATTTTGGTACAGATTTACGAGCAATGATATTTGAGCTTATAGATAATCGTAGCATTGAAAATTTGCGTTCAAGTATACTAGAATCAATAAAACAATTTGAGCCAAGGATTTTGGTTGATGAACTGTTGATTGAACGTAAAGATGATGACAATTTGATAAATGTTAGGTTATATGCACATTTAACAATAGATCCAAACAGGATTCTTGAGTTAAATATATCTTTACCGACATCTGGGCAAAATATTAGAGCACCACAAGGATAACTATGTCTGAAGTTATTATAAATGTCCCAACAGAGCCAGAAGAATTTGGTATAGTTTTACCATCATCAGACCTAAGAAGAATAAATTTTAGTGCTTTAGATTTTGTTACTTTAAGACGTAGTTTAGTTGAATATATTAAGACATACTTCCCAGATGATTTCAATGATTTCGTATCAAGTAATGGTGCTATAATGTTTATGGAGTTAGTTGCTGCATCAGGAAATATATTGTCTCAACGCGCAGATATATTGTCTGATGAAGCCTTTTTGCCGACTGCCCAATCTAAAGACGCAGTAATAAATCATCTATCATTAATAAATCAGACATTTAAGCGTGCAACACCAGCAACTGTTGACGTCGAAATTAGTATTTCTAATCCAATATCTGCTCAGATCACTATACCTTCTGGTTTACAATTTATTATTCCAGGGGCAGATGGTTCTAATGTTACATATGAACTATATAGGGCACCAAACGATTATTATAGCGGTATCTCAATACCAATAGGTAAGCGTGGTATAATTGCATTTGGGATAGAAGGCAGATTTGCAACGCCAGTTGTTGTACAGTCTGCAGGTGGTTCAAATCAATCTATTGAAATAAATGGCACAGATATACTTGATGATCCAATATTTGTAGATGTTGCTACAGGTAGCAGTCCACCATCAAGATATATTAGAGTTACTAATATAGAAAAATATTATCCAAACGATGAAGTCTTTGAAGTTAAATTTTTAGAATCATCAATGAAAATAGTGTTTGGTGATGATATTAATGGTAAAGCACCATTGGCTGGTCAAACTATAACAGTCACATACAGGACTGGTGGTGGGTTGAATGGTAGAATTGGATCGAATATAATTAATGAATCAAGGCAGATATTACCAAATCCACCAGCAAGTGCTCCAGTTGATGTTTTGTTCAGAAATATTGCACCAAGTGTTGGTGGTTATGATGATGAATCAATAGAAGATGCAAAGAAAAGGGCACCTAAAGATGCTGCAACTCTTGGATCTGCAACATCTGGCGAGGATTATTCACAATTGGCAAAATCGTATATACATCCAGTATTCGGTTCTGTTTTGAAGGCTGTATCGACTGTACGATCAGGTGTTGAGCAAGATTTATTGACGCTTGCTGAAGCTGTTCGTGCAGCTACAACGTCTGAAGAGGCAGCAGAGATACTTGGCACTAATTTTATTAATAAAAATATAATTGAAGTATATGCATTAGCTAATGGGTCAAATGATACTCCGTCAACACCTAGCGCTGGGCTTAAGCAAGGATTACAACAATATTTTTCAGAAATTTCAGTATTAACGGATGAAGTAAGAATACTTGATGGAGCAATCAAGTCTATTGATTTTACCGCTAATGTTATCGTTAATAGAAGTGCTGACGCTGGTACTGTTAAAGAATCTGTATCTAAAGTTATTGATGATTTCTTTAATATTGATAATTTTGATATGGGTCAAGGGTTATATATTAGCAGACTATATGAAACTATTCAAAATGTTCCAGGTGTAAAATTTGTTAAGATTTTTTCGCCAGCTGATGATATAATACCTACAAAAAAGATAGCTGACGAACAGTCAGTTGGTGTTGGATTTAATGAATTAATAACACTTGGCGAAAAAAAGATACAATTCTTTTTTGAAAAGGGTTCTTCAGAACGCTAAGGCAAATCTTTATTAATTTTCTCTTTAAATTTTGAGTATACTTCACCCAACAGTGCTGCAACATCATAAAAATGTCCATGGAAAAATATTGCAGTATCATCACTGTTTGGTTTTCTAGCTAAACAAATCATATTTTGAATTCCATTTTCATCTATGAATTTCTGCACAGATTCGCTTAATTTATTTGCTAATATACTTTCTTCATTTTGATTTTCATTTGGATTTCCCATGTATTCTACCTCTAGAATTGATCTAAACATTTGTTTAAATACATTGCTGATCAAATAAATTAAGGCGATATGAGCGAAATAACTAACTTAGAAGTTGCTGCAGTGTTTAAAGCATATAAAGCAGCAATGAGATCAATTGGTAGATCTGTAAAACTTCAGCAATCAACAGATATAACAAAAACATATGCATACCGAAGCATATCAAAATTCATACATAATATGAAAAATATTGGTTTATCTCAAGATGTTTATTTAAAAATGATTAAACCAATGGTAGAATACGCCAAGATGAAAGGATTGCTTGGAAGAGGGATTACAGTCCTAATTTTAAAGCAGACTTTACAAATTTGTTATGACTATTTAAAGACTCAAGTTTTAAAAGGTGATTTACTGATTAACGATATTGATAAATCAAGTTCATTTTTGAAGCAAAACATTAATAATTTAGAGGAAGTATTATTAAAAAAACAGAATAGAAATTCTTATGCTAATATTGTTAAGTGGTTAAAATCTGGTGACTTATCGATTAATTATGTTTCACTGTCAAAATCATGTCGAAAAGCGATAAATAAGCTTGACAAAATAGACAGAGAAATGTTACCTGATGATTTTAAGTTGTTAAAAATGCGGATTAATATTTTATCTGATAAAGAGCTAAGAAATGAAGTTATTGACATAATGGGTTCTGATATTTGGCTGTCTGGCGATTCACTGTTTGAGAAGAAATAGTTAGAGGGGTATATGGGCGAGGCAATATTTAACCAAAATGAAGTATTGGATGCATGCATTGGTTATTTTAATGGTGACATAATGCAAGCTTCTGTTGCACAAAAGAAATATCTTTTGCGCGACAAAAATGAGGCTTATCATGAACTAACTCCACATGACATGCATGATAGGCTTGCAAAAGAGTTTACAAGAGTCGAAAAGAAGATGAATAAGTCTATTAATGAGACTGAATATTTTACTAAAATTAGAGCATTATTAAATCGCTTTTCAAAAACTGTACCTCAAGGCAGCCCAATGGCTGCTATAGGTAACAAGTTTCAAATGCAATCATTAAGCAATTGTATGGTAATTGCTTCCCCAAATGATAGCATATCTGGAATATTTAAGTCTGGTCTTGAAATAGCTGAATTAGCCAAAAGAAGATGTGGTATAGGTCTTGATATTTCTACTTTGAGGCCGTTTGGATCTACAGTCAATAATGCTGCACTTTCATCATCTGGAGTTCCATGTTTTTCAGATTTGTATTCTCATATTACTAGAATGATTGGGCAAAAAGGACGTATTGGAGCCTTGATGCTTACTCTTGATATTAAACATCCAGATGCAGAACTATTTATTAAAATGAAATCTGATTTAACTAAAGTAACTGGCGCAAACGTTTCATTGAAACTGTCTGATGAATTCATGAAAGCTGTAGAAAGTAATAATGAATTTGTACAACAATGGCCAATAAATGTTCCATTAAATAAAGCGAAAGTTATTAAAAGAATAAAAGCTGCAGAGTTATGGAATTTAATAGTTGAACAAGCATGGAAGACAGCAGAACCTGGATTATTGATGTGGGATAATTATACTAGGATGTTGCCAGCACATAATTATCCTGGTTTTGAAACTCAAAGTACAAACCCATGCTTAACTGGAGATACACAATTGTTAACTATAGATGGATATAAAACGCTTAAACAAATATGGGAAGAAACAGGCAGGTTGAACATTCACGATAGTGATATTGTCAGATCACATCTAACTATTATTAATAGATTTGGTATAGCTGATGCATCTACAGTTTATAAGACATCTGACAATTCCGAAATTTATAAAGTTACGCTTGAAAATGGGTATAGCATTAGAGCGACAGCCAATCATGAATTCATAGTGTTTGATTCAATGAATGTCAGTTGTCGTAAAAAACTATCTGATCTTTCAATCGGTAATAAGATAGGTTGTGTCGGATATAATGGTATGTCGTATAGCAATATTAAATTTATAGATAATGTTGGCCCAGAGCCAACCTATTGCCTTACTGAACGTAAAAACAATGAAATAATCGCAAATGGCATGATAATAGGACAATGTTCCGAATTAGGACTTTCTGCTAATGACTCATGCAGATTAATTTCGCAAAATTTGTTTGGTTGGGTTAAAAATCCATTTACTAAAGATGCTTATTTTGATTTTGATGAATATTTAACTGATACTAAATTAGCACAGCGAATGTCTGATGGCCTTGTTGAACTTGAATTAGAAGCAATTGAGAAAATAATATCAATTGCCGATACTGATTCGGAACGCGATTTATGGAAGAAGATTTATAAATCTGCATATGATGGCAGAAGAACAGGTCTTGGTACGCATGGTCTGGCAGATGTCTTTTTAGCTCTTGGTTTAAAATATGATTCAGATGATGCTATAAAATTAGCAGACAAGATTTATAATACACATAAGATTGCTAGCTATTCAGAATCTGTACAAATGGCTAAAGAACGTGGTACTTTCCCAGTATGGGATTGGAAATATGACGAAATGTCAGAATTCATTAGAAATTTGCCAGATGATTTGAAGAAAGATATAAAGAAATATGGTCGTAGAAACATAGCGAATTTAACAATAGCACCAACTGGTAGTGTGTCTATTATGTCTGGTGTTTCTTCTGGTATTGAACCAGTGTTTAGATTCGTATATGATAGACGTGTCAAAATAACAAACATGGACACACTACCAGTTGATCATGTTGATTTAATTGGTGATAAGTGGACACATTTTAGAGTCGTCCATCCAGCAGTTAAAAACTATTTTAAGTTGAATAATATAAAGTGCCCGGTCAATGATGGCAGAGATTTTTCTATGTCGCTTGATAGTGCTAATGACGCAATTAAAAAATTGTTACCAAAATATTTTATAACATCTGATGAAATTGATTATTTACAAGGTGTTAAATTACAAGCTGTAGCTACATCTCATTTGGACCATGGAGTAAGCCGTACTGTCAATCTACCACGAGGAACAAATATAGATGAAGTCAGTGAAGTCTATTTTAAGGCATGGAAGCTTGGTTTAAAGGGTGTTACTGTTTATGTTGAAGGATCAAGAGATGGTGTATTACTGTCTGAAACAAAGAAATCAAATGAAGAAGATAGACCAGAAACAATAACTGAAAGTCATGCTCCGAAACGTCCGAAAACATTAGAAGCTGAAGTACATCATATCAAAATAAAGAATAAAGATTGGGCTGTTGTTGTTGGTTTACTAGATAAAAAACCGTATGAAGTGTTTGCTGGAAGAGGTCTTGTATTACCAAAAACAGACAAGATAGAATCAGCTTCAATCTCAAAAATTACAAATAATAGGTATAAATTGTCAATTCAAATTGTCAATAACGGAGTTGAGGAGTATGATGATTTGCGTGAAATTTATGACAATGATGAAGAACGTGTAATAACAAGATCTGTATGTAGAGAACTTAGACATGGTGTTCCAATTGAATTTATAGCAAAAGATTTGGCTGAACATGCTGGGTCTATTGCTAATTTCTCTGCCGCTTTGGCCCGTGTATTGAAAAAATATGCAAAGAACGCAAATAGATTAGTAAAGAAATGCCAACAATGTTCAAGTAACAATTTCATAATGCATGATGGATGTATTAGTTGTTCTGATTGTGGTTTTTCTAAGTGTGGGTAGTCGTATTTTATTTGCATGATAGTAAGAATTGTTGATAACCATTGGGCCTATATTGATAATATCCCGATTAGTGTAGAACCTAAAATAGTTGAGAAATTTAGTGTAAGACATCCAAGAGCTAAATACATAGACGTTTCACAAGCATGGGATGGAGTATACAGAAAATATGATGTAAAAAGACAACGTATTGCATTGCCTTTATTAAAAGAGTTTATCGATTTATGCAATGAAAATGATTTTGCTTATGAAATAAATGATTTACGTGATGTAAAAAGTGTGGTTGATAAAATATCTGATGTTAATTATTTAGCTGGTGTAAAACTTGAGCAATATCAGATTGATGCAATAAATTCAACGACAGAAAATGATATTGGGTTGATAAAAGCCGTGACAGGTAGCGGTAAATGTCTTGGTAAAGGCACTAAGATATTAATGTACAATGGATCGACTAAGTTAGTAGAAAATATTCGTGTTGGTGATGTGTTGATGGGTGATAATTCAACACCAAGAAATGTGCTGAGTACATGTTGTGGTATTGATCAATTGTATTTAATTAAACAAAAGAATGGTGATGATTATGTAGTCAATCAGGCACACATATTATCATTGAAGATATCAAATAGACATAAGCGTAGTAGCGTATGTAATGATGGATCTGTCGTTGATATTAATATTATCGACTACTTGAATTCAAATAAGAGTTTTAAATATATAGCCAAAGGATATAAAGTCCCAATAAAATTTGATAATGTTAGTACTCCATTTGATCCATATTTATTTGGTTTGTGGCTTGGTGGTGGTATTTCTAAATGCTTTAGTATAGACAATAAAGATGTCGATAACATCAACAAACATATACCAAGTATATTTAAATTTAATTCAATCGATGTTAGATTACAAGTATTGGCTGGCATTATAGATTCAGGTGGTCATGTTGATGCTGATAGAGGTACATGTAACATAGTTATTAAGAATGGTGTTCTTGCTGATGATATTGTATTTGTTGCTAGATCAGTAGGATTTATAGTTACTGACATATCTAGAAAGCGAACATGTACGACAGGTTATAATGGTATGTACAGATCTATAACATTATCAGGGCTGTTTAAGACTCCTGTTAAGAATCAATGTAAAAAATTTAATAATATGGCAACCAATGAAAATCAATTGGTGTGTGATATACGTGTTGAACCAATTGGTATTGGAGAATATTATGGTTTTGAACTTGATGGCAATAAGAGATTTCTTCTTGGCGATTTTACTGTAACACATAATACTGAATGTGCAGCTGGCATCATAAAATTGCATAATTGTAGGACTGTTGTAATAGCAGAACAAAGAATAGTAATTGAACAAATAAAAGAAAGATTAAAATTACGTGATTTATTTGATGTAGGTTTATTCTATGGTGGAGAAATGCCTGATGGAAACCAAATTGTTGTTGGCTCTATTCAATCTCTAAATTCACCACCATTGTCTTATAGGGCTAAAAATCCACAAGCATTTTCAAAAAGGCTTGAAAATTCAAAACAATTTCAGGATATAGTTCGAAATGCTGAATTGTTAATAGTTGATGAAGCTGATAGATGCTCGGGTTCACATTATAAAGATTTATTCAGATTGTATAAAGGACGTAAACGATATGGACTTAGTGCAACACCGTTTGATCTGAAAAAACCAGTTGAAAATTTGACAGTCAAAGAACGTCTCGGATCAATAATTTATGAGATTGGAAGAAAAGCTGTAGAAGCGATTGGTAGAGTTATCCCAATTAGGTATTATATGTTTGTTGTTGGAGAAGATGGTAATCCGAATGATCGAACAATGTTCGATGTTGCTGAACGAGAACAGATGATTGATAATGTTGATTTTCATGAGCGAGTTAATAAAATAGTAAGCGCTTTTCCAAATGATAAGACATTAATATTAGTAGATACATGTAATATTGAAGATTTAGGATTAGCTTTAGAAAGAACAATTAAAAATTCTGTTTTTATTTATGGCAAAACATCAACTAAAAATAGACAAGATGCAATTAAAAAATTTGAGTCTGGTGAAATCAAATGTTTGATTGGTGGTAGAATTCTGTCTAGAGGGATGGACATTAAAGGTGGTGCACATAATTTGATATTATGTGGCGGTGGTCAGTTGTGGTCAAATCTTGATCAAAAAATAGGACGTGCTCTTAGAATAAATGATAAAGGCTATTCTAGGGTGTTTGGTTTTATGTTTAAGAACAGTTATTATTTATACAAACACGCCAGAGAGCAGTTAAAAGCAATTGTTAATATGGGATATCCTACTACTGTCATTTTTAAAGATATAAAAGTTGACGGAGAACAATTAATAAAATCAAGATTTCGTAAACCTAAAATGTAAACATATAATCTAAATCGCTAAAAACATCAACATCACCTAAGCTAGATTTAGTTAAATGTATTATACAAGGTGTTGTTAAATGGCATTTGGCTAAATATGAGCCTAATATTTGTTAAAACGGTTCTTAATGTTGAGTGATTTTTAATCGATTGGTTAAATGTAAGTAGTTTAATCTTATAATCTTTTATATAATATTTGTTTGTTTGTATATATTTCACGAGGGGTTATGGAATCACCAAATATTAGACCAAAGATGAAGAAAAGTAAATTATCTATAGACATGCCAACGGTAACAAATAGATCTAGCGATGAACTAAAATCAAAATCACATTATTTTGACAATAAAAAAGTTGAAGAACTTTTGACACGCTATGTAAAAGGCGGATGTGTTGATGTTGTGCTGCGTGATGAAATAATGGCACATGCTATGGAGTTACTACGACAAGTAATACGTGTGCATAATTTTCATAATATTTATCCTGGTCATGATCCAGCATCATTTGGTGATTTATTTAATACAGCATGGATGCAAATAGAAAAGTGTTTGTATAAATTTAATTATAAACCTGGGCATTCAAAAGTGTTTAATCTATGGAGTCAAATTAGTAAGACTGTAATATTGGCACATATCAAGAGGGAGAATAGAGATAAAAAGAATTATGGGTCATATAAAAGTCATGTTGAAACCCACCAACGTCCAAAATCTGCTGTTTTTGAAAGATTTTTTTGTGAAGCAAGGTCTATGTCACAGTATGACAACAATGGACTTAAAATTATAGATGCTTTAGAAAAGTTATATAAGGATGATGAAAGGGCACATGAGGGACTTATAGGAAAATTGACTAAAATTACTGGCATATCCAGACAAAAAATTGTGCAATTTTTAAAACAAATACGGTTGCGTAGTTTTGAATTTACGGATGCACCAGTTAATTCTGAACGTGTTGGTTTAGCTAAAGGTTCTAGAAAAGATTCTGATATTGATGGAGATGATGAAAATTAATGGATGTAAATGAGGGCATGTCACCATTATCAAATGATAGCTCAATACAGAGGGCCATTAGAAAACACATGACTCCTAGAGCTAGGAGGCACATGCGTGGGGATGATTTATATAGAATTCCAGATCCTGAGAAAAAGATAAGAGCCAGACTAAAGAGAAAATCAAGACATCAACCAAAACCAGAAACAGATAAGGTATCTGATTTTTTAATATCAAAAAATGGTAAAAATATTACAGAATCAGATTTTGAAAATATTGATAAAAAGTTGTTACATGATGTCGTTGGTTTATTGATTGCTATGTCCTCAAAAGGATGGTCATCAAATAATAACACTGTGACTAATGGTAATTATTTTCTTGAGGATGTTGAATCTGTGTCGATAAATGATGGTGAATTAAGATTTAATGGGAAACAACTTTCTTTAGATTGGGATTGGTTACATAATTTGAGAACAATGTTATGAATGAGGATGTTGAATTAGATAAATTACTGTCTGAAGGATTAGATCCATTAGAAAACATTAAACCTGATGTTGAAAAACCATTAAAGCAAGCAGTTGTTGAACAGCCCGCTGTAAACCAAGTTGCAATAAACGAGCAACAAAATGTTGATTTAACTAGTAAGGACAATGACATATTACATAAATTTATAAACAAGTTTAATGATGTTGCTTCAAAGGTTTTGGATAATTATGATGCAGATAGGGGGCAGCTCGAAGAAACTATACAATTTTTAGATGATGTTGTTAAATCTGGATCAGCGAATAAAGTTTATGTTGAGATGCTTGTTGCTGCTCTACGTACAAAAACAGATACAAATACAAATGCTGTTAAATTACTCGACGCAATAGCTAAAATAGTTTCAGCTAGTAAAAATACACCATTATTTGTTCAAAATAATCAAACTAATGTGCAAGCAGATTTATCAAAATTATTAGATTGTCCAGAATATCCAGATGAACAGAGGTAAGCGTGTTGACAGGCGACATGCGAGCAATTATAAAAAGATGTCAAAAGTCTCCGTCTTTTTTTTGCGAGCAATTTACATCAATTGAACATCCAAAGCTTGGCATTATCCCATTCAAATTATTTAATTATCAGAAGAAAGCTTTTAAAAGTTTCTTAAGCCACAGATTTAATATATTTAAGAAAGTACGCCAATGCGGAGCTTCTACAATGACTGGTGCTTTTGCGTTGTGGTATGGCATGTTTTACAACAATAAGAACATATTAATAGTTTCAAAAAGGGACGACGATGCTAAAGATTTTTTACGCCGAAATGTCAAAGTATTACATGATAGTTTACCAGATTGGATGAAAAATTTGTGGCCAAGAATTGTTGATAATGAGCATGAAATAATATTTCCAAATAAGTCACGCATTAAAAGTTTAACATCATCGAAAGACACATTGCGTTCACAGGCTGCATCATTGAATATAATCGATGAGGCCGCTTTCATTCCTGACATGGAAAGTATGTGGAGAGCTGGTGCTTCTACGTTAAGCCATGGCGGTAGCGCAATTTGTATTTCAACGGTTAATGGTATCGGTAATTGGTATTGGCAAGCATATACAGACGCTGAAGGAGGCCTTAACGATTTCAATCCAATTAAAATTGATTGGTGGGATATGGATTGGAAACTTGAAATTAAAGATGAATTATCTGGTCATATAAACATCATAGCACCGACTGAAGGAATTCGTAAATGTACTACTCCAGATGAAATAGAGAAATATGGACCATTTTGGTCACCATGGCTTGAACAGCAATATAGACAGCTGGCACAGAAAGGTGATCCTTTAAAGTTTAGGCAAGAAGTTTTAGCTGAATTTGTTGGAACAGGCAACACAGTTTTAGGCAGACAATCATTATTAGATGCCCAGATGTCGATTGTTGATGATTTTAAGAAAGTTAGTACAATTGACTATAATAATCCATATGTTGGTGAATTAACAACATTAAATTTCAATAATCAGTTGTGGTTGTGGAATCCGCCAATCAAAGACCGTATTTATTCAATGGGTGTTGATACGTCAACTGGTGATGCAAATGACTTTTCAACAATTGTTGTTGTCGATGTGATCGAACAGGAACAGGTAGCTGAAGTACAAATTAAAACAATTCCATCTGTGTTTGCTAGAATGGTTGACTATATTGGTAGGTATTATAATAATGCATTTGCGGTTGTTGAACGCAGTGGCATTGGAGTTGGTGTTTGTAATGATTTACATGATACATTAAAATATCAGAATATGTATCGTAAGCCAAAAAAGAATTCATTTAATAAAGACATTAAATATGGTGAGGTTGGGTTTAATACTACAACAGCTTCAAAACCAATGCTTAACAAATTGTTGATAGATGGCATGGTTCCAGATGGGTGGAAAATTAAATCATCAAGATTAGCAAAAGAATTATTGATATATGTTAATCTTGGAAATGGTAGGACTGGAGCTGAAAATGGTAAGGGTAATAATGACGATTTAGTCATGGCTTTTATGCTTGCTATATTTGGTGCTTCAAATGCTGTATTAGCTGACCAGGAGCCATTAATACCGATGCGAGACACTGGTATGAGTAATGTAACAGGGTCTGTAGGTGATACATTATCAAAATATGCAGATTTAATACCACCAGTCGCTGTAAATATGAATGACAAACACAAATTGTCAATTGAACAAGAAATTTCAAAATTTGCACGTCAAATAGGTGGTATACCAATTGATCAAGTTAAAATTGACTCAGTATCAAGGCAGAAATACACAATAAAGCGTAAAAAATAATTAGTATGTAAATATAATATAGGTGAAATATGAGTTGGCAATTATTTGATCGTATAGCTGCATTCTTCAGACAAGCTAATATATACAGAAATGAAAATTTACTACAAGATCAATCATCAATAGCAAGAATATCTGCTGGTGGATTCTCAAAATTCTCAACATCACATTCATTAATAGATCAAACAAATTTGCAAATTAACAGGCTTGAACGGTATAAAGATTTTGATCAAATGGATCAAGTTGGTGAAATTTCAGCATCACTTGATATGTATGCTGATGAAGCCAGTCTACTAGATAATGATACACATCATAGTTTGCAAGTTAAAGCTGGATCTTTGCGTGTTAAAAATGAGCTAGAAGATTTTTTTTATAATACTTTGAATGTTGATAATGTTTTAAGACCAATGGCACGATATTTGTGTAAATATGGTGACTTTCCTGCCGAAATAGTGACTGCTCAAAATAGAAACGGAATAGCATCAATTAGACATATGCATGTTTATAATTTTACGAGAGTTGAAACTAAACATGGAGATCTTGTTGGATTTTTCTATCAGAATGAATTTTCATCAGAGCCAACGTTTTTTCATCCATGGCAAGTTATGCATTTGCGACTTACAAGTTTTGAAAATATTTATGTTCCGTATGGTTCAAGTATTCTTGGTGGCTCGCGAAAACATTTTAAACAATTACGTTTAATGGAAGATGCCGCAATAGTTTACAGATTAACTAGAAGTCCAGAGCGTCGTGTTTTTAAAATTCCAGTTGGTAATATACCAGCTAAAGAAGTTGCTCAGTATATGGAAATGGTAGCGAGAGATTTTAAGAAGAGAAAAATTTATGATCCAGCGTCTGGTGACGTTAGCGAAAAATGGTCGCCATTGATACAGGAAGACGATTATTGGCTACCAATGCGTTGTCTTGCTGGAAATACTAGGATACCGTTAGTGAATGGAACAATTAAAACTTTAGAAGAATTAGTTAAAGAATATGGCCATATGGATAAAGAATTTTATGTTTATTCATATGATGGGCAATCAATAGTGTCAACTAAAGCTAAGGCATGTGTTAGCCCAAAGAATCAATCAATGGTTAGAGTGACTCTTGATAATGGTCAATCAATAGAATCGACCTTAGACCATAAATTCATGGCACTTGATAACACATGGATTGAGGCTAAAGATTTAAAATTGGGGATACCATTGATATCGTTATATGTACGCCAAACTAACGAACCAAATATAGACCATAAAGTGATTTCTGTTGAATTTCTGTCAGAAAAACAAGACACGTATTGCTTATCAATCGACGATACTAAATGTTTCTTTGTTGAATCTGGTGTATTAGTCCATAATTCGGACGGTTCAGGACCATCTATTGAAACCTTGCCTGGAGCACAAAATCTAGATCAAATCGCTGATATCGAATATTTTAAGAAGAAGATGGTTTCTGCTCTTAAAATACCGTTTTCTAGAGTTGGCATTGGAGATTCGTCAGATGGAGATTCGCAACCACTGTCAAAAGTTGCACCAGAATTCGCAAAGGCTGTTCAATGGGTACAACGAGAAATGATTACTGGGCTTAAAAAATTGGCGATTGTCCATCTCGCTCTTAGAGGATTTTCAAGTGATGAAATCCGTAATTTTACTCTACATATGACTGCCTCTAGTGCCATTGACGAACTTTATAGAATTGAAACATGGGCAGCTCGTGCTGATGTAATTGATTCTTTACAATCTACTAAATTGTTCCCAGATAGGTGGATACTGAAACGTTTTACAAATATGACTGATGATGAAATTGATCAAATGCATAATGAAGCTAAAAAAGATGAGAACAAGGAAAAAGAAGATGGTCCAATTGATGTAGGCGGTGGTCCTCCATTGTCAGATTTATCTAGCCTTAGTCCTTTATCTGGCCATAGTCCTTCATTATCAGGTTTATCAAGTCCTGGTCCAGGTGGACCAGAAACACCTGAGGTTGCATTATCAGATTTGCCAATTGAGACAAGTTTGGAAGTAACACCAGAATCTAGAAAGACAGTAAAGACGCTGAATGAAAACTATAATAGCAGTTTTGATCATTATTTAATGGCAAATGAATTAGATGGTCTTTCAAGTGATGGTATAATTTTAGTTGGTAATGTATTATCAGAAAATGATATAGAAACAGCAAAACTCGAAGCTAAAACAATAATGACAGAAGAAAGAAAACCTAAAAAAGACAGTAGTGATGAGCCAATAACAGAAAATGATATACCAAAATAATTGGTGCAATATTTCGTTCAAATATATTCTGAATATTTTTGTAATTAGGAGCAGATATGCGCACAGATCAGAACAAGATTCCAACATCAATAGATATGGATGCTAGGAATTTTCTGCGTGCGATCAATAATTCCGCGCAGAGCAAAGTTGTATTTTTTGAGAACATAGTTTCACATCTTGGCAATAAAATCAACAAGAATTACAAGCTTGTTGCTTTGCATCCATCATACTTAATTTTTGAAGATTCTTCAACAAATGAATATTTCACAGGCGACATTAAGAAAGATGGTGTAAAATTTATAGTTGATAATATAAAAAAGATTAATATAGTTGAAGAGAAAAAAGCAGACCTATTCGACAAAAATTGTTCTGAATTAGTTGAAGCGGTTTGCTCTGACAGCCTTAAAGACGCTGAAAAAGCATTTTCAAAGATTGAGATGCAACGATTTCGTTCAAAGGTCATTCCAGAGAGTGGTTATGTAACGACTCGTGATGGTGAAATACGTAAATTACGGTCTGTAAAGTCGAGTCGTAATCTAAATTCTGAAATAATTTCTACATTTGTATCTGCAGTTAGCAGTAATGTCGAATTGCATGAAGGTAAAGTGGTCCGTGGGACATTCATTGAAACTGGCGAACGAATTGAAATTCCAATCAATGAAGATATTCGTCGTAAAGTTGTTGCTAGAAAGATGAAGAATATAGCAGAAAATGCCTTCCAATCTGGCAATTTTAAGAAATTGATTAAAACTATTGCTGGTTATGTCAGTGAGTCCAAGGTAAAAGAAGCTGTTGAGTTGGCTGCTAAATTTTTAGCAGAAGAACAAGAGTTCTGTCTATTAACCAAAAAGAACATGTATGATTTGGTTGAAACAACATTGGCAGCAAATATGGAATTTAACCAATTTCTAATTGAAGATGTAACAACAATCATACATAAAACTAATGTCAAGATCAATAAAGATGAAATAATTGATTGTTGGTCAAAAGTTGCTGTTAAAGCGTCAAATTCAGAAATGATGAAATCAATTTCTAGTTTGGTTGAATCGACTAATTTTGGTATTGATTATGATCTATTCCTAGAATCAGTATTAGTTGAGTCTGGCGATGTCAATACTAACAGAGCAAAAGCTTATTTAGTAACGTTAAAGGTAATTAAAAACATACTGAGTCATTTAGAAGACAAACAAGAACTTGTTGATGAAATTGGTTCTTTAGTTTCTTCTTTAGAAGTTGATTCCCCTGGGACAGATGTAATGTTCAAGGTTGAAGAATTGCTTGCTGGCTTAGATGCTGAACTTGTTAATCGTATCGATACTCTTGGTAATTTCGATAGTATGCCAGGAGTTGATGATAAACATGTAGAACCCGAAGTTGAAGATTTAAGCGAACCACAACAACTACCAGATTTTGAAGATCTTGAAGCGCCAGAAGGTGATCTTAAAGATTTAGAAGCTAAGGCAGTTGAAAAACAAACAGAACCTGAAGTAAAGCCAGAATCCAAAGAATATGTGAAAGCAATATCAGAAGAATTGGTTGGCGTGTCTGATATGAATGTTGATCAACTACAAGAAGAATTATCTTCTTGGAAGATTTATGGTCATACTTATATTAAAGAAGATGGTATCAAAGATTGCATGAAGCAAATGAATGAATATATCAGTAGATGTATTTCTTTGGGTGCGTCAGATTTACGCGAATCATTCGAAAGAATGCGTGATTTGATGGTTGCGACAGGTTCCGATGTGGCACAGGAAGAGAATTCAAAAGATATTTATGATATTGATGTCGAAGATGTCAAGATCAATGATATGTATAATAGTATAAGTGAGGATCTTGGTGGTTTATCTGCTCCAGCAAAAGGCCCGAAACATGGTTCTGATGCTTCTGGCATGAGTGAACTACAAGATGGTAAAGGATTAACCAATAGGAAAGTTAAGGAAGTTGGTGCAGATGGTGGTATTTTTGCTGCGCCTGGATATGCTAATGGTGATATAAATATGGGTAAAGGTCAAAAGAATGGTCTAATTGACAAATATATTAAGACATCTGATCCAGTTAAAGCAGTACCTGGATACGCTAAGGGTGATGTAGATATGGCTAAAGACCATCAAGATAAAACTGATGGTTTAGCTGAAGAAAAAGTTGATCTAGGAGTTAAAGGTAATCAAAGTGGCTATAAAAAACCACACGATTTAAATATGGATGAATTGTTTGGTGACGAAGGTGTTCAGGATAACAAAGTAACGGAGGTAAATGGCAATGATGCAAAAGGTACTCCATCACCTAGAGGCCAGTCAAAAGGTGATGTTAACATGGCTAAAGACCATCAAGACAAAACTGATGGTTTGGCAGAAACCAAAAAAAAAGAAAAGAAAGTAACTGAAGATGTCGCTATTGCATACTCAGCAGATGAAAGAATCGACGATGTAATCGCTAAGGTAATTGAAGCAATGTCTAAGGATGATATAGCAATACCTATGGCAGATTTAGAAGCCGCACCTGTTGTACAAGATTTACTTCCAGAACTTAAGGATGATCAATTGCCAGAAGAAGAACTAAATAACAAAAAAGATGAATCTAAGAAGAACGAAGAAGATGAATCTAAGAAGAACGAAGAAGATGAATCTAAGAAGAACGAAGAAGATGAATCTAAGAAGAACGAAGAAGATGAATCTAAGAA